TTTGTTCCAGCAATCGCCGCATCGCTCTTGATGTCAGCATTGACAATCTCGCTGACGGTGCGGGCGTTGTTGAGCTTGGTTGGGGTGACAGTGTCGCCGCTGGTGAATGTGTATGCGTATGAGGCCATAGGAATTATGCTGCTGATCTGGTTTCGGTCGGAGGCAAGGACTTGGGCGATGCCTCAATGCTGGCGGATCTGATTTCCGGCCGCCCGCCGGATGTTGTGTAAATGATTTCCATGGCGTGCGCCTTGTAACGGATCGGCGACTTCATGTTGTAATCTTCGGGGTTGTCGTTGGCCGAGTTGGTCAGCTCGCCGATCTTGTAGCCGGTGATTGGATCAGAGTCATTCTGGTCAGGCGGAATGTCTGGATTGATTGAATTGATCTTGGTCTTGACCGTTGAGTTGAGCGGCAAAACAACGTCAGCAATCGTGCGGAGGAACCTTTTGGAGTGCATGTCGCCGAAGTCGTAACGCCTTGTCTTGATGGCTCCTGTGATTGGGTTGCTGTTGCTCAAGCTGCCGACCGCGTTGGAATCCACGGCGTTGTTCTCTTCCTCAAGCAGATAGAGGTTGCCGGAGCGCGGCACCGAGAAGACGCGGCGTTGGTTGTCGTAGGTGCCGACGAGGATCTGGTTGACGCTGGCGCTGCTTGGATAGATGTCGCGGTATTCCCATGTGTCCGTCAGCGCATTCCATGCGACGACGAGCTGGTTGCCGTCGAGCGGGTCGGTGCTTGTTGGCAGCGCGATCAGGTATCGGTTTGCGTGCCAGATGCCGAAGGCGCTGCGCTCTACGCGGCTCTGCACCACTTGGCTGAAGAGATCGGCGATGGGTTCGGAGAGCGGCTTCGTGTCGCCGCGAACTTTGAGGTCTAGGGCGCGGTCTAGGCGGTAGATACCGGCGTCACTGAGGAAGAAGACAAAGTTACCGGCGGTGACGATGGTGTTCCTTGCGCTGCATCCGATCTCATTCGTCAGGAGCGTGAGTTGCGAGACCGGAGTGTCTACGCTGAAGTCGCTGCCATCGGTGGAGGCGAATTGATTGAGCGTGGCGAGCCAGATGCTTTTGCGGCAGAAGACGAGGGCTTGGCCTTCGACCCATGGATGGACAGCAACAATGCGGTCATCGCCGCCTGCGCCTGCGCGGAAGCTGTTCCAAAAAGGATCGTAGAGGTCGGGATCGAGAACGTCGCTGATCGCCACGGTGTCGCGGTTTTTGGCAAACCAAAGCCGGTTATTGTGGTAGGCCGCCCAGCCGGTGCTCGGCATCGTCGTGTAGGTCACGCCTGCGGCGGGCACGCCTGCGGTGGCGCGGACGAAGTTGCCGCTGCCGCCGTCCCAATAGATCGGCGGCTTTGTGCGACGCACCTTGATGCCTGCGGCGGCATGGGTTGCGGTGAGTGCTGGCACGGTGATGGTAAAGCTGTTGGTGGAGCTGCTGACGATGTCGTATTCGTGGCCGTCGAAGGCGGGCGTGGTGCTGCCTTCGATGCGGACGCGGGCGCCAGCCGGATAGCCATGGGCGGTGACGTTGACTGTGGCCGTGGTTGAGGAAACGGTAATGCCGGAGGCAGTCGTCAGCTTTTCCTCATAGCCGGTGGCGGTGCGGGAGGCTTCGCGGAGGATATACAAGCGATCAAAGGCTTGTAGCACGCTGACGGTGTCGGTGCCTTCGATCTTCTCGGCGGGGCTGGTCGGATAGGTCTTCACGACCGGCGATTGCCCCTGCCGGTAAAGCGTGGCGCTGTCTGATCCGGCGAGCACGATAAATTCGTTGGCGTTGTCGTAGTTCTGGCTGGCGAACACTCCGGCCGCATACAGTCCGCCGTCGTAGCTGTCGCGCACTTCGGGGCCGTTGTTGGCGATGATCGTGCCGGTGGCCGGTGTCGCGGGGCTGCCGCTTACGGTGTAGGTGAAAGTATCGGCGTCCGTCACGGTGACGATGAAGTCGCCGTTGTAGTCTGTCTCGGCGGCGCCGCGGATGTTCACTTGGTCGCCGGTGGTGAATCCGTGGGCAGTAGCCGTGACGGTGGCCGTGGTCGAGGCGCGGGTGATCGAGGTGACGGTCTTGTCTGTGCCGAGGGTAAAGTCGAGAGTCAGCGGGGCGCCGGTCGTGCCGATGGTGTCGGTCAGGCGCTTTGATCCTTTGCGGGTTTGGGCGACTCCGCGATCCAAGCGCATGTTCACGCTGTCTTGCAGCATGCCTGCCGGTAGCGTGAGAGGGTTCAAGCGGCTGGCGAAGCCGATGAATCCGGCGTCGCCTGCGCGTTGGACTGGAGATTCTAATGCCATTAGTTGAGCGCCGCCTTGAGTCTGCTTTTGAACCGCGCCGCGTCGGCGGGGCTGATGTCGTTCTTGCGGTTGGGGGCGATTTGTTGGTGAGTCACGATGCGGCTCATCGGGATGTGCCACTTCTTCATGCGCGGGATGATGTATTGGATGGCGGACTCCATCGCCGCTTCACCGAGCGGGTCTTCGTAGGTATTGCCGTCCCACGCCACGCCGAGGCTGTAGCTGTTGCAGTCTGGAACGCCTTGCCATAAGCTAATGCCTGCATGCCAGCAGCGGGCCGTATCGTCGGCGAGGACGGTGCGGTTGCCGTTACGGGCGATGATGACGTGGTAACTCACCTTGCTGGCTGGGTTCATGCACCAAGAGACGGAGCCGTTATAGCTGCCGCTGGTATGGTGCAACACGATCATGGTCGGTGTGATGGGTCTGCCGCTTTTGTTCGGGGTGTTGAGCCTGCGCTCGTCGTAGACCTTGCTCGCGGCGGGTGTGGAGACGGTTGTGGATACGGATGGCAAGCTCGGCGAGGCTGGCGCTGGGCCAGTCTCGGACTTCTTGCCAAACAGATTCTTGATCCACTTCCACATTGTTTTACTTCGCGTAGCCTTTGGTGCTCGGTGTGACGGTCACGGTGGCCTGCTGCTTCACGAAGTCATAGCCGACCGTGACGCAACCACCCGCAAGCACAACCCAGCTCACGGCGAGGATCGCACACGCAATGAGTTTTGTGACGCGGGCGGGCATGGAGTCAGAGGCGGGCGGTGCCGTCTTTTGCTACCACTAATCCCCATGCAGCCATGAGGCTGGCGGCGATGAGGCCGATGTCGGGGATGCTGCCGGTGGCAAGGAACTCCTTCGCGCCGGTCGCCAATGCGATGAGGGCGGTCAAGATTCCGATGGTCGTTGTTTTCCAGTTTCTCATTTCTTTAGTTCTTTCTGTTTCTTTCTGATGTCGTGCAGGACGCTGATGAGCGTGGCCAAGCCGACCAAAATTCCTATAATTAGTCCGCCTATACGGAGGGTTGCTTCCAAGTGGGGCAGCATGCTGAACACCGAGGAGCCGATGGACGTAGCCGTGCCGATGACGCCTTTTTCAGTCGTGCTGAAGTTGTGATGAAAATAGGACAGGCTCATCGCGCGGCTCCTCAATGAGTTTACTTGCGGTAAGCGATGACCGTGCCGCTGTGCAGCTTGATGGCACTGAAGAAGCCGTCGAGGGTTGTGCCAGCCTTGATCGTGTGCGCGGAGCCTGACGAGGCATTGGCAGCTCCCGTGAGGTTGCCGGTAAGGACTTCAAACTTAGTGTCGGTCATCACGTCGATTGAGACGAAGTCGGCGCTGACTTGGGTTGTGTCGGCGATGCTGACGGCGCCGGACGTGCGGTTCGTGATGCGTGAATTAGGGAATCCCATAGTGTTGGTTGGTTAGTATTGGTTGACGCGGGCGGTCCACATGGATGGCTGGCCCTGTTGGAAATAGTATTTGTCGCGCTGCGAGATCAGCTCGGACTCGGCGAGCTGTTCCATGGCGAGCGCCTTGTCGAGCTGGCCGTCTTCCGTGAGGAGGTCGGAGGTCAGCATGAGCGCGACTGCTTTGGCGATGACGGCGGGCACTGTCGCAGAGAGGTTGCTCGCTGAGTATTCGGTCGGGCGGACGCGGAAGTTGACCCAGACGGTGGTTGGCAGGTCGGTGCTTTGCGGGAAGCGCACGTTGTCGCCGAGGAGGGTGTAGCCAATCTGGCGGGGAGCAACGTGGGTCGCGGGGTTGTCGCGGAGGACGGCGAAGACTTCGCCCATAGGCGTCTGGCCGCTTTGCTCGTAAGGAATGAAGTAGCCATTGGTCTCGTCGCCTTCGACGGTGCGTTCTTCGACGCGCATAAGCTCAGACCAATCCGCCCACTCCCAGCAATCCGCAATGCGTTCGTTGGCGGCGGCGACCATCATGGTTCTTGCGCCGGATGGGATGTTAGAAATATCCGAGCCGTCGTTGCCTGCGCGTTGCCATGCGCGGAGGAGGATAGATTGTAGAGTTACTGTGCGCATTAGCTGTTGAGTGCGTTCATGGCCGACTGGACGGCGGCTTCAAAGGTTAGCGGGGGATTCGGCCAATCGTTACGCGGCGCCGGATCGGCGGCGAACATGGTGAGGATCTGCTGCAAGTAGGCTTCGAGCTGGTCGAGTTCTGCGCAGGTCTTGCCTGCGGCGGCGAGGGACTGGCGCAGATACAAAAGTGTGGGCTGGCGGTCGCCTGCGAGGCCGACACTGCGGAGGTGTTCTTCGGCGGTGACGCTGGGCGGCGGCGTTGCGATCAAGCTGCGGCTGGCGGCGTCCCAGATGAGGCTGCCGTTTTGCAGTCCCTCGCCTTCGGCGTCGGTGAGCGGGAGCGCGGTGATGCCTTCCGGTAGCGGGTCAGCAATGACCGTGCCGATGCTGACGCTTTGGCCTGTCGTGGTGTTATAAAGGAGGTGCCAGTTTTGCATGTTAGGGGATGCCGATGAGGGTGAAGCCGTAGCGGTCGGGGTTGGCGGCGATGTTGTGCCTCACGGCAAGGCGGGAACCGCTCGGAATGTTGCGGCCAAAAAGCGACAGATACGGAGGCGAGGACTGCACGGCCTCGTTGTTGTTATAAGAGGCAACAGTTAAGCCAAACACCTGTTCGCTTCCTGACGCGCCGACGCCAAGCTCCAGTTGTGGGCCAATGGTTA